TCGTTTCGGCGCAATTTTCAGCAAACGATCAAAAGTGGTGAAAAATATCGTTGACTCATCGCGCCAGGTAAGTAGAATGCAACGCATCGAACGGCGGCACTGATTGCCAGACGATAATAAAATCAAGTGATTAACTGATTGCTTGATGAATGCGGGAATAGCTCAGTTGGTAGAGCACGACCTTGCCAAGGTCGGGGTCGCGAGTTCGAGTCTCGTTTCCCGCTCCAGTTTAAAAGGCATCGGCGTCAGCGGATGTCTGGCTGAAAGGCCTGAAGAATTTGGCGCGTTAACAAAGCGGTTATGTAGCGGATTGCAAATCCGTCTAGTCCGGTTCGACTCCGGAACGCGCCTCCACTTTCTTCCCGAGCCCGGATGGTGGAATCGGTAGACACAAGGGATTTAAAATCCCTCGGCGTTCGCGCTGTGCGGGTTCAAGTCCCGCTCCGGGTACCATGGGAAAGATAAGAATAAAATCAAAGCAATAAGCAGTGTCGTGAAACCACCTTCGGGTGGTTTTTTTGTATTTGTATTTTGTGCAATGGCGGTTGAGTGGCGATGGTGTGGCGATATGCAGAAACAATGGTAGTGCACGTGCTGTTTAAACTCTAAGGATGAAGCAGAATTCTTCTGCAGCTCCTCCGTATTTCGCATAGTGAACCAGGACCTCTGTTAAACAAAAATTTTTCTGGGATTTTTCCACTCGACTTCATTTTTCCTCCTGCAATCCACCAACAGGTACCTGCGCTAATCTATCTTTTTAATCTGACAACATCTTGGGAAAAGGCAAATTCGTCAGATTTACTGTTTTTCTGCTGCCTCGAATGCCGATGTCTGAAGCACTGATAAGAGTTCTATCTCTTTGATATAGATCTTTTTTTTGATGAATTGCACGACATATTATCGTTATGACACCTTCTTGTTAAAGGTATTGTACTCCTCATCTCGATTTTATGATGTGGGCTATGATTGGTTAGTAATAGAGTGTATCGGTATGCGATGTGGTTTATTAATGGCAATCTGCCTTTGTTTAGTATCTTTTAGCGGATATGCAGCAACAGGAAAGTCTGATGCTCAGATCAAAAAAGAAATAATTAAAGAATCCATTGAATCTTATCCAGGCAATTGTGCGTGTCCTTATAATCATGCAAGGAATGGTAGTAGATGTGGTGGACGCAGTGCATATAGCCGTAATGGAGGGTATGACGTGGTATGTTATGAGGGTGATGTTACCGATGAAATGATCCGGCAATGGAAGCAGGAGAATGCTGAGTAATCTCTTTTAACAGGTTTGTTGTGCGAGCATTATGTGCCGTTAACGGTACACTAGCTAGTGATAGTTCCAAAAAGAAAACCCGCAGTTCTTACGCTGCGGGTTTGTTGTTCATGTCTGTGAGATAGGGTGCCACTTCAGCCAACCTTAGCAACCGATTGACGGGGGATTGCTCCCCCGTCGCGGTTTCCTTACTGCTTACACTGTAAGAACGCCGCAAACTCCGCTCCCCAGAAGCTCATCCGTATTTCACACAGCGAACCGTGTAGCATCCAGATGATGAGGATTACCGTCACGCAGAATGTGATGGCCGTAAGCGATTTTTGCGACATAGCGCTTGCTCCTTTGTTGGAGAGGCGCTAACCTATCACTTGCTTAAGGTAGATATGTTAGGGCCTCGGTTAAACAGAAATGTTTTCCGGGGCCTTTCCACATCTGGCCTTCGGGTATTCCCTCCGACCATCAGCCGAAAGGCACCCGCGCGTAATCTATCGCTTTTTTGTTACTCCGGCAATTCTGCCTGTTAATTCTGAGGTAAAGGCAAACTCATCTGATTGTTTCCCCTGTGTGAAGCTGGCAGCTCATGCCACGGGATACCTTCTGAAGAGTGAACGCCGGAGGTGTGTTTTGATGTGAATTTATGGAAAGCTTCCAGTGTTGAGAAGCATACGCCGCATTCCAGGTTGTTACACTGGTAATACTTTTGCCGCACGGTGTTTGAATCATTTTCCGGACGACTGGTGCGGATACGGGCAGATGCGCCACAAAGCGGACAACGGAACATAGCGACCTCCCTTAACGTGGTGCTGCTGCTATTCTAAGTTGCTCACTCTGTTTCTGCTATCCATTCCGAGATTTTTGCCTCAAGCTCAAGCTGCGTGGTAAAGCCGCTGTTATCGATGGTGTGCTCGGCTTTTGCAATAATCCAGTCCTGATTATCAATCTCGCTTTTAAATCCTGTTACCGTGCCATGCATTTCGGGGTAGAGTTCTGCACGACCACATGCCAGCGTGATGGAGAATGATGCGGCTCCGCGTTGTAGCTGCTGCCACTTTGCCGCCGCTGCGCGTCTTGCTGCCTGCTCGTTCTGATAAGTCTTGCGTAACACAAACACATTGCCTTCCGCGCCTTCCATATAATCACCTTCACGGCTGCTGCTTTTCTCCTTTTTGGGTTTTGGCGGTTTGCGGTGTTTCACGCTGACTTTTTTCTTTTTCCCGTAATTAAGATCAAGCCAGTAAGCGCGTACCCCCGTATACGCTTCGCGGTCAGCAATGCGGAACTGATGGCGATCGCCACTGCTGCGCGTGATGGCGAACGATGGCAACGGCTGGCCCTGTGCGTTCACGCCACCGCCTGGCATAATGAATAACAGATTACCGCTTTTTACCGTGGTGATTGCGCCCAGCATTTCCGCCATGCGCGTAAGGAAGGACATGTCGCTTTCTTCGGTCTGGTCGGCGTGGTCGATTTCGATATCCATCAGCATTTCGCTGATTTGCGGTTTCAGACCATACCGATGAGCGATGGCGGATACCACACGCTCAACGGTCACATCATGCCAGGACACCTCACGTTTAACGTTAAATTCATCCCGAAAATCTGCGCTTCTGGCTGAAACAGTCAGCCTGTCCGGCGGTCCTTCGTGAGCGATTTCATCAACAATGTAAGTGCCTTTTTCTGTCAGCGGTTCTCCTTTCCAGCCAATGAGAACCGTCAGGCGCGCGCCCCGTGGCGGTAGCTGCAACTGACAATCCGCATCATCCAGCGTGATGGTGAGCTGGTCCGCGTCAAATCCCCGGTTGTCGGTCAGTGACAGGCTCATCAGGCGCTCTGCCACGCCTGACAGCGTTTTACCCTCCGCGAGAATATCAAAATCCGGCATTTTCACGGGGTCTGTGCCCTGACTGAGCAATTGCATGGTGGTATCGGTCATCTGTTCCCTCCCTGTGCGGCATGGTCGCATGTGCGTGCGGAGGGGGTTACTGCTTTTTGTTGTCGCCGGATCGGGAGAACGGCACAGGGGTGAGATTACGCGCGTGGTGGGTGATGATTGTTGCCGAATCATTTAACGGATACAAGGGGCTAAAGCTATGAGTGAAACTCGTTTTCATGGTGCCCGTGTTACGGAAAATACCGACCTGGTAACAGCGATTAACGATGTTGATTCCAGCGTTATCGGTATCGTGGCAACGGCGGATGATGCGGACGCGAAGCTGTTCCCGCTGAACAAGCCCACACTGCTGACCCGCGTCAATGACGTGCTGGGAAAATGCGGGACAACGGGGACGCTTTATCGTGCGCTTAAGGCCATCGCAGACCAGGTGAGCACAAAGGTGATCGTCGTTCGCGTGGCTGAACACAAAGAAGAAGACGGAAAGACGCAGGATCAACTGGTTATCGGTGGTTCTGAATCTGACGGCAGCTATACGGGGATGTATGCGCTGCTTGTTGCAGAGCAGGATGAAAGCATCGGATACCGTCCGCGTATTCTGGCCGCGCCGGAGCTGGACACGGAGGCGGTGACAAAATCCCTGTGCGTGATTGCGGGTAAACTGCGCGCGTTTGTGTATGCCTCATGTCACGGCTGTAACACGATGGCTGAGGCGATTACCTACCGCCAGAAATTCAACGAACGTGAGGTGATGCTCTTATGGCCGGACTTCATCGCCTACAACCCGAAAAGTGGCAAAAACGAAACGTTCCCCGCGCCTGCCTATGCGTGCGGCCTTCGTGCGTACATTGACCATGAGCAGGGATGGCACAAATCACTGTCCAACGTTCCGGTTAAAAATGTGCTGGGGATGTCCAGGCATGTGTTCTGGTCGTTGCAGGCCGAAGACAGCGATGCCAATAGCCTCAACAACAAAGAAATCACGACCATTATTCGTCGCAACGGGTTCCGCTTCTGGGGCAACCGCACACCGGAAACGAACGCCTACATCTTTGAGGTGTATACCCGAACCGCACAGGTGCTGGCTGATTCAATTGCGGAAGCGCAGTTTGAAACCATCGACAGTCCACTGACGCCTGCGAACGTGAAAGATGTTATCAGTGCCATCAGGGCAAAACTGGATTCACTGGTTACTGCCGGGAAACTGATTGGGGCGTCGTGCTGGTATGACGTGGTGGATAACGGCACCACGAATTTACGTCAGGGGCGCGTGCGTATTCGCTACAAATATACGCCTGTTCCCCCGCTGGAAGACATGGAGCTTTACCAGTCGTTTACTGATGAATTCTTTGGTCCCGCATTTGCGGTGCTGGGAGGTGCCTGATGGCTGTACCAAAACATCTTCGCTTTTTTACGCTGTTTGTGGATGGTGAAAACGAAGTGGGTAAGGTGACGTCCGTCACGCCGCCCAAACTGACGCGCAAAACCGACAGCTATCGTGGTGGTGGCATGATGGGGGCGGTAAGTATTGATCTCGGTCTGGACGACTCCGCGCTTGATGCGAGTTTTGTTATGGGGGGAGCTGTTCGTGCGCTGTTCCTTAAATATGGCGGCACGATTGACGGCACGCTGCTGCGTTTTGCGGGTGAATACTACACCGATGCAGAAAGCGATCTGTATGAAATCGAGATGCGCGGGCGTGTGACGGAAATTGATATGGGGGAGGCCAAACAGGGCGAAGCCACATCACACACTTACGCTGTCAAAAACACCTACTACAAGCTGAGCGTTAACGATCGCCCGCTGTTGGAAATCGACCTGTTGAACCACATCTACCGGAAGGACGGCAAGGACATTGTGCCTGACCGCATTCGTTCCGCGCTTGGGCTTGGCTGATAAGTAATATGCAGGCGGCGCAGTGCGTCGCCTCTGACTGAAAAGGAGACAACTGATGAAAGATATCGATACTGAAACCCGGAATAACACCGTAGCGGATGATGTGACGGCAGGTGAGGATATGGCTGTCGAACGTGGTGTAAAACTTTCCCGGCCAATTGAGCGTGGTGGCGAAAAAATCACATATGTGGAGATCACCGGGGCTATTGAGCAGGCGGGATCCCTGCGTGGTCTGTCGCTGTCTGATGTGCTGAATCTGAAAGCGGATACCATGTTCACGCTGTTGCCTCGCGTGACCTCGCCACGACTGGATGAAGTGATGATTAAAAAAATGTCGTCACGCGATTTTATTCGGTTGTGCGCTGTGGCTGTAAATTTTATGAGCGAGCCAGACTCTGGCGCGAAGAGCGTGCAGGAGACGGCAGCGTAATCACCCTGGTGTGCTTTGAGCACATCGAAGATCTGGTGGCGGATATTGCCGCCATTTTTAACTGGTCGCCCGCCGAAATCTTCATGATGACGCCCGGCGAAGTGGTTAGCTGGCGCGAGCGGGCGGCACTTCGCAGCGGGAATGCAGACAATGAAGACTCTTGATATCCGGGTCGCTTTCAGCGCCGTTGACAGGCTGACCCGGCCTGCCGAAAACGCCCGCCGCCTGATGGGGCAGTTTGGTGACTCCATCCAGCGAACGCAGGGGGCGATCAAAAATCTCGAGCGTCAGGCGCGATCATTTGAGCGCGCCCGCGACGCTGTCAGTAAAGCGGATGCGGGTATCGTGAAAGCACGACGCCAGCTTAACGCCCTTAATCAGTTACAACGCACGGGTACAGTGCTCAGCGAAAAACAACAAAAGCTGATGCAGCAGTTAAGCACCCGGCTTGAACGCCTGAATGAATCGCGCACACGGGAAATTCAGAAAATGCGGGAGCTTGGCGGAGAGCTGAAACGCCACGGCATTTCCCTGACAGGCAGCGATAACACCATCCAGCAGGCCATCAGACGCACCGAACAGTACAACAACCAGCTTGAACGCGAACGGCAGGCGCTTGCGCGTGTAACGCGGGCGCGTGAGCGGTATTCGCGCGCGCAGGAAACCGCGGGAAAACTGAAAACAGGTGGTGCGCTGGCAATTGGTGCGGCAGCGGCGGGCGGCTATGCTGCCGGGCGTTTTTTGCAGCCTGCGATCGGGTTCGGCAAAGAGATGTCCCGCGTTCAGGCACTGACGCGAATCGACAAAAACAGCCCGCAGTTTAAGGCGCTGCGTGAGCAGGCGTTAAAACTTGGCTCTGAAACACAGTTTACTGCGAGTGATGCCGCCAGTGGGCAGAGCTTTCTGGCAATGGCTGGTTTTACTCCGCAGGCCATTCAGGCCGCATTGCCCGGTGTTCTTAATATGGCGCTGGCAGGTGGCGTCGAACTCGGCGAGACGGCGGATATAGGCTCCAATATCCTCACACAGTTCAACCTGACAGCCGATCAAATGGACCGGGTTGGCGATACGCTGACAGCGGCATTCACCCGGACCAATACTGATTTACGCGCGCTGGGCGAAACCATGAAGTATACCGGTCCGGTTGCCGCAAAACTTGGTATCAGTCTTGAAGAAGCGGCGGCCATGGCCGGGATGCTTGCCAATAATGGTCTTCGTGGAAGCGATGCTGGTACGGCCATGCGCGCAAGTCTGTCCCGCCTTGCATCACCGCCAAAAGCTGCGGCTGATGCGCTGAAAGAGCTGGGGGTGTCAGTTGCTGACGCCAGAGGCAAAATGCGCCCGATGGAGGATGTGCTGCTTGATCTCTATAAGGCGACACAAAAATACGGACAGGTGGACCAGGTTTCCTTCTTCAAGGACATCGCCGGAGAAGAGGCGTTCGTTGGTTTGCAGACGCTTGTTGCTGCGGCTGGTTCAGGAGAGCTGCAAAAACTGACCAGAGAATTGCAGGGGGCAAGGGGAGAGGCCGATCGCGTCGCAAAAGTAATGGCCGATAATCTTGATGGGGACCTGAAAAATCTCGACAGCGCATGGGAAGGTCTTCGTATTCGCATCAGTGATCTGGTTGACGGTCCGCTGCGTTCTGTCACGCAGTGGCTCACGCGGGTGCTTGAAAAAATCACCTCGCTGGCGCAGGCCCATCCGGTACTGACGCGCCAGCTACTGATAGCAGGCGGTGCGTTGCTGGCAATGACTGCAACGGTTGGCTCGTTGTCGCTGGCTATTGGTGTGCTTGCTGGCCCGCTGGCAAAACTGCGTCTTGGCTTTTCCCTCCTGACCGGTTCAATGAATGCTGTCAGACTCCTGCCAGCACTATGGGGAATGGTGACGGGTTCCGTTTCGTTACTGGGGGGCGCTATCGGGGCGTTGTTCAGTCCGGTCGGTCTTATCGTGGCTGCGCTTGCCGGAGCTGCCGTTCTCATCTGGAAATACTGGGATCCCATCAGGGCATTTTTTGCCGGGGTGTTCAGCGGGATTATGGAAAGGCTGACCCCGTTGCGCGAAACCTTTGAACGGTTTGGTCCTGTTTTTGACGCAATCGGAAGCGGGATCAGCCAGGTGTTTAACTGGTTTAAATCGCTGTTGTCACCGATGGAGTCCAGCAAGGAAACGCTGGATAAATGTACCAGTGCTGGCGAGATATTCGGTAACGTTCTTGGCGGTGCGTTACAACTTGTTCTGACACCTGCAAAAATGCTACTGGATACGCTGGCGTGGATACTTGAAAAACTTGGCGTCCTTCCGGATGAAGCGGAAAGGGCGCGCAAGAAAATCGAAGACGCACAGCGTGCGGCCATTCTTCAGGACAAGGTTGCCTTACTTCAGGGGGACCTGGCGAAAATCAATCCGCCGAAGCCTGTGGAAAATGGCAATGGCACCGGAGGTGATAAACCCAAAGACAACAAACCGCTCACAGACAGCAATACCGGGACGCTGCGCAGACTCAGCAAAATTGCTGATAACACAGGTAAGCTGGTTGATGAGACGAAAAAACGCATTGGCCCCGGCGATATTGTCTTTAAGAACCTGCCCCGCGCACTTGCTGTTCGTGGGGAGTGGCAGGAGCGGAAGATTGCGCAGGTCAGTAAGCCTGCCCCCGCAATTAATATCACACCCGTGGTTCCGGCTCCGCTGCCTCCGGCGCTGGTCCCTGTTGTTGCGGCCAGCTCCCGCCCGGTGGCGGAGGCCATA